ATGCTACAAATAAGTTGTTATTCAAAGTGATATTATTGTTTTGGTCAGGTGCAAACAATTGTAAGTTGTTGCTGCTTGGGTCCAATCCCATTACACGATTCTCATTCATATATATTGAACCACTTCCAACATATAAGTGCTTCCAGTTAAATCCTGGCGCTCCTAATTGATATTTTAAATCGCCACCTGGTATAATGGAACCCGATAAGTTAATTGAACCAGATAATGAACCACTTGTACAAACAATGTTGATAGGATTTGTTGATAATAATCTTAATCCTGCAGCACTGCTTATTTGTAAATCACCATAAGCTGGTATATTATATATAGAAGCCATATTAACACCTTGTGCAAATGTAGCTCCGTTTGTTACGTTTAATGCTCCTGTAATTGTCAAACCATTCGTGATTCTAACTGAACCAGTCACTCCTAATGAGCCAGTAATTTGTGCACTACCTGTATAAGGAAATGCATTACCGCCTGTTGCTGATGTTCCACTTGTTCCTGAACTTCCACTTGCACCAGTTGCTCCTGTTGCTCCTGTTGTGCCGCTTGTTCCTGAGCTACCATTTTGTCCACTTGTTCCTGATGAACCGTTGCTTCCTGCTTGACCATTTGTTCCGCTTGTACCGCTTGAACCTTGTCCCGTTGTAACTGAAGCCCAACCCGAACTTACACCACCACTAATTACAACTTGATTTGGACTTGTAGTTTGTATTGAACCTGGATTTAAAACAAAACCATTGTCATCATATACTGCAACAACAGGATATGGTGTTCCTAAGTTATGATTCACTGTCCAAGTATCACCATTATAATGTTGATAAAAGGAAGCACCATTTGCTCCATTGGAACCCGAACTACCGCTAGTACCAGAACTTCCGTTTGAACCAGATTGTCCACTTGTCCCGCTGCTTCCTGCAGTTCCACTTGTCCCTGAACTACCAGAACCAATTGGTGAGCCATTCAAGGTTAATGAACCAGTTATATTAACCGCTGTTTGCGATAATTGTAATGCTGTATTAACTCCATATCCATCTTGGATTGTTTGAAGTGTTGTTAATGAACCGCTGTTTTGTCCTTCAAAGTTTAATAAACTTACGAATGATTGACTTATCGGTTGATTTGTTAAATTAGACATATATATGTTATATTTTTTTTATATTATTCTTTTGACCAAACAATTCCATCCACATCCCAATTTGGTAATGAATGAATCCAGTTATGTGAAGTATTATCTTGAAAATCCACAATAGGTAAATCACAACGATTATAGTCGTGTGGAATATCTAATGTTATGTTTGTTGTGAAGCCTGCTAAAACTGTCTCATATTTTTCAAGAAAGGGACTTGTCACACTATCAAATATCGGATTTTCTATTTCAGAAAAATCGCCATAAGATTGTGTATAGGACCAAAATAAAGCTGTGAAAATATCTTTTGATACTTCTAACATATCAGATAATACATCGGCTTGATTTGAGTAGTCTGATGCCAATTTATCCATACAAACAACTGAGAATTTATATGTAATATGATTTTCAGCTAACGTAACATCATTTGGGATAACGAACACTCTCGGGTACTGAGGCTCGGTCTTTGACTGAATGTCCATTGTTATTTGTGTAACATCCCCGAAACCAAACGAACGAACCTGTTTATGGTTAAAAGCTATTTGACTGAAGTATGTTAATAGTTGTTTATAATTGGTCATAATATTAAATATAAATTATTTGATTTTATTTACTGGCTCTGCGCTTGTTTATATCGTTTGGCCATTTCTTTATCTTTTTCCACCAAGTATTGGAGTTGGTTGAGGACTTCAAGGACTCCTTTTCCAAGGATAATTTCGTGTTTTGTAAGGTCGTCTGCGCATATTCTATTAATAACCGCGAACCATCCGTAGACTTGTTCAAAAGTAGATTCCATATCTGCTTCCTCAATTTCCACGTTATTACCATCTTCGTCCACATTATCTTCATCTTCATCCAAGTCGAAAAGTGCAGGATAGGTTGAGAGTATTGTTTTACGAATCGTGAAAAAAAAAACTGGCCACCAAGCACATACTTTACATCTAATTCTTTATTGAATAGCTGTGCACGTTCTTCAATGGTATCAGAGTTATACTTTTCTATTTGAAAGTTATGTTCTGACTTCTTGCTGATGATTGGTCTATACATCATTGCACATATGATATGCAAGTTTGCAATAATTTCTTCTGGCTTTTTTGTTAGCATTGAATCTAAGTCAACATATTCAGCGAACGTCATATTCTTCCACGATGGAATGAAACCATATTCTACACCATTTAAGGTGAACTTGTCTATAAACGGATATTTGGTATCAGGAAATAGATTTGTTAGATGATTGGTGATGTAGTTAATCTGATGATGGGAGGTTTCCATTACATCCCTTAAGTCTGCACCAGTTATTGTTTGAATTAGCTTTGCTTGATAGTAGTTGTCATCAAGTAAGTCTTTTACTTTATATACTTTAACATAATTCTCAATTGACAAAAAGTCAGGTAGTATATATTCTTGTTCTTCTATTTGGAATGTTATCATCTTTTTCTTCTATTATTATTTTGTTCTTTATATGTCGCCCATTTACAATTAAATGGTTCATATCCTTTATTATTATCTATTCTTTCCAATGTTTTACCCTCGGGTTTTATTCCCATATCTGCAAAAAATTGTTCAAATGAATCAAACCATTCTTTGTCAATCGTTATTCCTCTTCCTCCATAATCTTTATATTGTGGATGTTTAGAATTGGTGCATCTACTTTTCATATTGCACCAAATTGTATATTCATCCGAATAACGCATATTATGTTTTGTATTAACTGTTTTGAAACTTTCTCTTTGTACGCAACCACAAGATTTACTTCGGCCAGTGTTGATATAAGTTAAAAAAACAGATTTAATTGTTCCACATTCACATTTTGCAATTACTTTTCTATTTTTCTTTCCTGTTGATGGGACCACATATGGTTCATCTTCTTTTATTATTGTCCATTTCATATAATCAATATACATTTTTTATTTAAATTGTCCAAATTGGTGCATAGCGTCCTGTTGATTTTTGTGTTCTAATTTCTGGCAGCATCCGCATCATAATCGCATCGCTAATATCGGGTGACTTGCCTAATATGCGTTTCATCTCATCTTTGGATGCTACACCCATTTTGGAATCCTTATCAACGTCTTTTATTGTTATTGCTAATAGTTCTTGTGTTAGGTCATCAACTGTAGATGGGTCCATTGAGTTAAGTGATATTTTACCTTCTTTAAAGTAATCTGCTAATTTAAAATAGCACTGGCTTTTTAAGTTGGTAAAGTTTTGGTCGTGCAGAGCCTTGCTGTTGTTAACAAAGTTTGTTGCTCTAACCAAGTCAGCCAAACCACCCCCGATTCCGTCTGAATCTACAATTACATTATTTGGATGCACACTATGTGCTTTCATTAATGATTGTATCTCTGTAAATAATTGTGTTGTTGAATATTTTCTATAAATTTGAATATCAACCACGCATAATCCTTTCCATACAATAAAAACTGTTCTATCATCACCATATCTTGCTACGTCAGCTGTTATGATAGATTTATCTTGAGGATTCGGAATTTGTCTATAAACTGAACGTGATATGGATTCAAAATCAAATAAACTATTACTTGAATCTAAGTAGTTCCAATCTCCATCCAGCAAACGTTTCTTTTGAGCTAATGGTAATTCACTTAGCATTTGTATATATGACGCGGGTAAAAATGGATTGTCATATGCAAGCGAAGGTATAAAACTTATATTTGTAGCTAATGTTTCTTGAACGTATGGTAAATAAAAATCTTTCTTAATCCAATTGTTTGATGGGTTCATCGTTAACAATATCTTTGGAATTAAGTTATATTCATTTAATTTATATCTGATACGCGACTTTAATACTGCAAATGTTAATGCACTTATCTGTGAGGCTTCATCTACAAAAATTGCTGTGCACTCCATTGAACCCAAAGAATCCTTATTCGCATCGCCAGGTCGGTCCTCCAAATCTTTAAATAGAATTTCGCTTTTGTTGCTGAATGTCAATATGTTAGACTGGCCATTAAATGTATAATGTTCGCCCGATTTTAGTTGCATCATTGATAGAACTTCAAACAATGTGTTTAAAGTTGTGGTCTTTAATGTGGCTAATACGGTTCTTCCTATTAGACATCTGATGCCTGGATATTTCAAACAAAGCGTAACTATCCAAGTACAACCAAGCCAACTCTTGCCACCGCCAGCGGCTCCGCCAAATACAACGACATTTGTCTTATCATCTAATAAAACTTTAAAGCATTGCTTTTGCTTTGGTGTTGGGTTTATATCTACTTGCATAGTCAAAAACGAAATGTTGAGGGTTGGCAGAGCCAAAAAAAATTAGTCTAAATTTATATTTATTGATATTGGTTGGCCATTGGATGTAACATCAACCTTTCTTGTTTCTAATGAATAGACTTTTGCAATATCGGCCAATACCTCACGTTCGGTTCTTTTATTGCCATCCTCTTTGCAGCGCTTTAGAAGGTCATACAGCTGGTTTAAATGGTTTTCCAATATCTCATCAGCATTATTAGCGAAACGCTCTTTTAGACGTATCCTAGCTTCTTTCCAAAGGTTTTCTGCTTGTCTTTCCGTTATTTTAAATTCCTTTGCAGCTTTTGATGCAAATTCGCGATAAGATAAATGTTCATATAACATCATCTCAAAGATTCTGGCCATCCTTTGTTCAAATTCTATTTCATCTGCTTTCTTCCCTGTTTTGTTTGCCATTATTTAATATTTAATTTTTCTTCAATATAATATTTAAACTTTCTTACTTGAGTGTTTGCACAACTACTACAACCGAAGTCAAAATCTTCTTGAAATAAGAAATTATAAACCTTGTTTATAAATTCTTTTTTTTCTGATGTAAATTCTTTGGAACCCAATTCTGAATATGCTAATCTGATTTCAGCTAAGGTTGGAATAAATTCAGTTTCAATTGGGTCTGCGAGTTTTGTTATTGGTGCTTTCTTCTTACAGCTTGAGCACCCTTTCTTTTTCTTTTCTGGTAAAAATGTTTCGCTATTCATATTAATTTGTTTTTATGGGTGTTGGGGTTGGTAATGGTTTTTCTGGTTGAGGTTGATTATTCCCTTTGCAACCACAACCTTTTTTCAATTTATTTTGTTTAATCATAATATTTTCTTTTAATTCTGTTCTAATTTCTTTTATATATGCACCCACCGAACTTAATGGAATCCCTGTTTGTTGGGAAACCCGCTTAAGGGAACCTAATATTAAATATAAATCTAAAAGTGATTTATGAAACCAAGATAACTCGCTATATTCCTCTTCTATTATATCAAATAATAAGTTCTTTGTCAATATTTCTTCTTCATCCTCATCGGGGATGTTAACAATCTCAGGTAGGGTATCAATGTCGGTTAAGGGTAATGATTTTCTAAATCTATAATGAAACCTTGATGTTTGGCTAAACCAATTTAACTTTAATACTGCAACAACATAATATAAAATTTCATTATCCGAATATGATTTTAATTTGATGGGTTTGCTTTCGTATAATTGGATAACACATTCTTGAACCAAATCTTCGTGGTCTTGATGGCCATCCGTCATTTTTCTTGCTATTAGCAAAAGATTAGGGTAGTTTCGTTCAAGCCAGTTTTGGATTAAAGGGTTCATTAATGATTTTTTTGATATCCTGAAGCACAGCAACAACCTCATATGCTTCAATCTTTATGTTTTCCTCAATACTGGTTTCCAATATTTCAGACATTTGGTCATATTTGCTTACATTGAAAGGTAATTTGTGCATTTGCATAAGTATTTCCTCCAAAAGCGATAATGCTATAAAGGCTTTTCTGTCTTCATCTAATTCAAAATAGTTTTTTGGTATTTCTATTGTTCCAAGTTGATGATATTTGTTATTGCTTTCTTTACCCATAATTGTACATTTGATGCATTTGTTTTATATCTTTCTGATATTGCTTTATATGTGTAATTTCCTGATACATATAATTTTACCATATCATTGATGATGTTTTCATTAATTATAACTCTTTCATTATCAACAGTTACATATGCACAAGAATTTTTAGTTTTCTTTGTTTTATTTTTTATACCCACCCAAATGTTGTTTTCATCCTTGACACCAGGTTTATACCAAGTATTGGTCGGTTTGTTATATATCCACCCCAATTTTGGCAAAAATTTGAATATAAAATCCTTTTGTTCATCATCAGCATAAGTTCCAGGAATTACTGGTATCCTTTCGCTGCCACCCCATTCATCTTCTTTGTCCTTTTCATCCTTTTCTTTCCAATATTCTTTTCTGCAAGGTCTGCATATTCCGTCATATCCACCTTTGCGATTATGGTCCTTATAAAAATATTCATATGTTGCTGGAAAGGTTTCTTTGCATTTGAAACATTGCTTCCTTGGAATGGATGGGTCCCATTTCAATTCTGGAGCCTCTGGTTGGATTATCTTTTCTTCTTGAGGTACTTGTTTAATTTGGATGCTGGCTTCTTCTAATAGCTTCTTATTGGCTTTTGCTATTTTCCTTTTGGAGTAAAAACAATTATTACATTCCCTTCTAGTTCTTACTTTCTTTTGAGTTGAATGAAAATAGGTGTAAAATTTTGAATCGGGTAACTCATTATGGCAGACGGAACATGTTCGCATAGTAATAAATATGTTGATTTAAACGAAAATCCCCGCCAAGGGAATTAGGCAGGGACTTTCTTTGCATATTAGAAGTTTAAATCAATATAATTCAATTATACGAAATATATTTGATAAATCAATTATTATGTTTATTTTTTTTTATTTTAAAGTTTTGTAAGCGGAAATGTATCTAGTATCTTTTTCGGATAATTCCATATACGATTTGGTATTTGATACAAATTCATCAGAACTTTTCGCCCATTTTAATTCACTTTCCCAATGCGAATTGAATATGTGAAATAATTTTGTTAAATAATCTTTTACATGTTTTTTATCGTTTAATTGTTCAACTTCATTTGTTTCAAATAATGAAGGTTCAACTAATTTTTCAAATATTTGTTTCGCAATTTTCAAATTTTGTGTTCTAGTATCGTGATACATATTTAAAATTGCTTTATCATTTGTTGATAATTCTTGTTCTGATAATTTTCGCAAATATTCCACATGTGAAACTTTTTCTTTGGAAGTTAATTTTTGATATTTCGCCAACGAAATTTCACCAATGCGAAACACCCATTCATTCATATGAAAAAGATTTTCATCTGTGTCATCAACTTCTTGATATTGTATGTGATTATTAATTTCTGGTAAAGTTATCGTAAAATTGTATTTTTGTTTCAAATATCTGATAATAATTACTTGTTCAAAAACTGAACGTTCGTCTGTTGGTATCAAAAATATTTGTTCCAAATAAGAAATCTTTTGCGAATCATCTAACGTTTCAAATTTTGCTGGCGATATTTCACCTTGTCTAATTTTCCAACCTGTTTTATCAATTGTTAATTTTTTCATATGCGAATAATTTTTTATCAAATTTATATCTAATATTTTGTTTCACCAAGTTTTCATACAAATATTTGTTCACATATGCGAATTTATATGTGAGTATCAACAAGACACAATTCTGGCTACCCTTGTTTTAGACACACCCAATAAGTTTCAGATGACCAGGGTATATTGGATTGTGTATTTCCAATATTGTTCTCCATATCTATCTTTAGACCTATTGACCTTTTTTGTAGCAGGTACGCCTACTTCTATTTGAAGATTACCCCACCTGTTTTACCCTTACTGCCGTACGGAATAATTACTAACGTATCAAACTTATAACCCTCAGGGTGCAAGAACGACTTTTCCTTGTCGCCGAACCTACGTTTAATAAATAAGAAATTTTTTGATAAAATCCAAATGTCAGTAAAAAATAATTTAATATTGTGATGAACGGCAAATATAAATGATGAATGGTAATTAATTCATTTTACCACTTATCCTTATATTTTACCGCTTATCAAATTTTATGGACTTTTTTTTAAATTTGAATATTTATTTAAAATACATATTATGAGTAAAAAAAGATGTAACCAATGTAAATTGGAAAAACCACTTACGGAGTTTAACAAATGTACTTCAATGAAAGATGGTAAACAAGCGAAATGTAAAAAATGTTGCAGAGCCAATAGTAAATTTTTCCGTCAATTGAATCCAGATTATTACTGGGGCGCTAAGGATTCCTATTTTGTAGTAAACGCTAAAGAACGTGAAGCATATGCAAAAGATTATAATAAAGCAAATAAAAGCATAAAAATTTATAGAATAGATATGCCAGATGGTAGCATATATATAGGTGCAACAAAGCGTTTTATGCTTAGTAGATTGAATGGCCATTTGTGTGACCTATCTAGATTTAAAAGAAATAAAATAGCAACTTTACCATTATTACATTCTTATTTAAATCAATTTACAAAAAAACAAGCAACAAAAATTATAAAATCTGCATATGTGATTAGGGAATTTGAAGGGACACGAAGTGATATGTATCAAGCAGAAAAAGAAGAAATATTAAGATTGAGGGAAACTGGTGTAAAAATGTTAAATAAAATTGTTAGATAATTTTTTTATTTCCAATTTTTTATATAAATTTGAAGAAGTTTAAATCAATATTATGCCAGTACAAGTAAAAAAACACACAGAGTATCCGTTAGGATTTGACCGCACACAACTTTTTAAAGAAGAAATTCAACCGCAAATCAATCGCACATCGGCTATGTCCAATGTGATGGAACTTATTAGAATCCACGATTTGAAACCATCAATGAAAGAATATTCGTTATTGGTTCAAAGGTTTGTGCAATACATTGAAACAGGTGATACCAGTTTTTTTGAATTAATTGATAGACATTTTAAAATCAAAAATGAATTATCAGAAAAAAAAAATAACAAAATTGTAGGACAATTATATATTCCAGTTAATGAAACAGTTTAAATTTTTTGTTGGATATTATAAATTCGCTAATAATCAACAAAGGGCTACAGAAGCTTTCAATAGAAGAATGGAAAGAGTTTACCAAAATGACAGACAATTAAGATTTTCAATACTTGAAAGAAGAATAAATGCTACGGCATAGGTTGGATAAAGGGAGCTGCAGTGGTGTGCCAGCTCCCACTTTTATTATGAAAAAACATACAACAACAAAGAACACAAAGAAAAAGCAAATTACATTGCATCAACAATTGATTGACCTTGAAGCCCATTATGCGGCCAATTACGACAATCTTGTTGATTTACATAACTTATATATGGCGGATACCAATAACCCCGATTATGATGCTGCTCCGCTTGAAATGTTCGCATTGGGAGTTATCAAGAAAAACACTGGTGATAAATTTTGGTGCATCCCCGTATTATTCAACTTTATGAAGATGAACTGGTTGGAAATTGAGGAAACCTATTTAAAGGAAGACCCCGATTTGGTTAATGCCATTCCAACAGCTTTATTTTCATTTGCAATAACATTATATCACGTTCATAGAAATCAGTTTGGAACCAAAAACTTCTATGAAATGTATAAACCAATCTAAAAATAAACACATATGAACAAATTAACAATGCGCTATGGACTTTTATTAATGTCCGAAGCTTTCACAGTTATGGCTGAGGCTTTACGTGAAGAAGAAACTAAACCTGCAAGGAAAACCCCTAAAACATTTGTCTGTCCAATTTGCGAAAAAGAATGTACTGGTAAAGGAAACTATGTTCAACATAGCCGAATCCACCTTGAAAACAGGGAAAATGTCTCCATTTGGAAATAATGTGGATAACTTTTTTTGGGATATATAAAAAATATTCCAAAATTTGTGTTTCAAAATTAAAATAAAATATGGCAAAGTTCAATTTAAGCAAAGTAACAGCAGATACTTTAATTCAAACAAAAGAAGGAAAAGAAGCTAAAATCTTAACTACTACAAGAAATTCAAAAACTTATCCTTTAGTAGTAATTTTAGATAATAATCATGTTTATTATTATACTACCGATGGTAAATTTTTTATGGATAAGGATTCAGAAAACGATTTAATCATTAAATAATGAATGTATTTGAATTATCCCAAGAACGGTTGCATTACATTTTTCAAGAATTTGATAACATTTATGTTTCATTTTCGGGTGGTAAGGATAGTGGCGCAATGTTAAATTTATGTATTGATTACATAAGAAAAAATAACATTAATAAAAGGATTGGAGTATTTCATTTGGATTATGAAGCTCAATATGAAATGACCACGGAATATGTGAACAAAGTTCTTGGTGAAAATTTAGATATTATTGATGTTTATAGATGTTGTGTACCTTTCAAAGTTACAACTTGTACATCAATGCAAGAATCTTATTGGAGACCTTGGGATGAAACCAAACAAGATATTTGGGTTTCCCCTCTTCCCGAGAATTGTTACACCAAAAAAGATTTTGATTTTTATACAGAAGATATGTGGGATTATGATTTTCAAGAACAATTTAGTTTATGGATTCATAATAAAAAACAAGCAAATAAAACATGTTGTTTGGTTGGAATCCGCACTCAAGAAAGTTTAAATCGTTGGAGAGCAATACATTCTGATAGAAATTATAAAAAATATAATAATAAAGAATGGACCAAGCAAATGTATGATAATATATATAATGCTTACCCAATTTATGATTGGGTTACAGAAGATATTTGGGTTGGAAATTATAAATTTGAATGGAGTTATAATAAATTATATGACGTTTATTACCAAGCAGGTTTAACCGTAGACCAAATGAGAGTGGCCAGTCCTTTCATTAGCACCGCACAAGATAGTTTAAAGCTTTATAGAATCATTGAACCACATACTTGGGGTAAACTTATAGGTAGAGTGAATGGTGTGAATTTTACAGGGTTATATGGCGGAACAACGGCTATGGGTTGGAAAGAAATTAAATTACCCAATTGCCATACTTGGAAAACTTATATGGAATTTTTATTATCCACATTACCAGAAGATATTGCAGCAAATTATACAAATAAATTAAATACAAGCATTAAATTTTGGAAAGAAAAGGGAGGTTGTTTATCTTTGGATGTGATTAACAAATTAAAGGATTTGGAAATACCTTTTGATGTTAAAGAAAACACCAATTATAAGACCAATAAAAAACCTGTGACAATGGATTATCAAGATGATATTGATATAAAAGAATTTAATGAAATTCCAACTTATAAAAGAATGTGTATTTGTATTATGAAGAATGACCATTTATGCAAGTTTATGGGATTTAGCGCCACAAAGAAAGAAACAGAAATAAGAAAACAAGCAGAATTAAAATTCAAAAATATATGAGTCCAGTTTACAACGTCTTAGCGGTACCAGTAGATAAAATTAGAGCCAATAGCTATAACCCAAATTCAGTAGCTTCACCCGAAATGAAATTATTGGAAACCTCAATATGGGAAGATGGTTATACAATGCCAGTGGTTTGTTATTATTTACCCGAAGAAGATATATATGAAATTGTGGATGGTTTCCATAGATATACAACTTTAAAAACAAGTCAAAGAATATTTGAAAGAGAGAAAGGAATGTTACCAGTTGTGGTAATAAAGAAAGATATAAATGATAGAATGGCTTCAACCATTAGACATAACAGAGCAAGAGGTAGTCATTCAATTGAACTTATGAGCAATATTGTTGCTGAATTAACGGAAAGTGGAATGAGTGATGAATGGATTATAAAACATATTGGAATGGATAAAGATGAATTGTTAAGATTAAAACAAATCACAGGATTGGCATCTTTATTTAAAGATGTTGAATTTTCCATTCCCAAATAGATTTTTGTGTGCCAATATATATCCAATAAGAGAGCCCCGTTTCTACGGGGCTCAATTTATTTCTTAATTGGAACACAATTGGGTACTTCTCTACCATCCAAATCTTTTGTTCCATATGCAATATATCCTGCTTCACAAGGATTTTCCATATCTTTGAATTGCTTTGAACTATTTTCAGCTTTAATTTTTCCGCAAACCTTTTCAGCAATTTCTTTGCTTCCATAAGCTTTTGTTTGGTCAGCTACGCACTGGTCCCAAGGGTAATCAGCGAAGTCATTAGCAGTTATATCTTTCTTAGATTTAAATTTTCCGTTTTTGATGTCCAACTTAATTTGTTGGATTAAACTAAATGTGCTCATATGTTATAATTTTGTGTAGTCACAGGTCATTTCCTGCCCCATTTTTATGTCTTTTATTGCAATGCAATAGTTTTCCTCATCCAAACAATTTGGGTCGTCAGAATGGTTCATAAATCGCATATCATCCATATATGTTTGAATGTAATCACCCTTGTCAACATATACATCTATCATCCAATCCAAATATCTACTTGCTATATTGATTTTATTCATTTTAACATCCAAATTAGTTATTTTACCAACCAATTGACCTTTCTTTATGTCTTCGGCAGCAAATAAACCAATATTGTGTATTGGTGATTTATCAAGATATGTTTTTACTATCAGCATTTTTCCAATTATCTGGTATTTTTATTTTTTCTCCGTTCATTAAATTTGGAATTACTCTTATGTCAACGTCATCAAAATTCCTCACACTACCATCTTCCATAAACACCACTTTCCAAATTGTGTTGGTATCAATATTATAATCAATCCAACATATACATTTTCCTTTTCCGAGCGGAGTCTCCACCCAAATGGGTGTTTTTAGCTCGTGAATAATCATAATGTCATTTTTTTTAATTTTTTATTCTCGGTCATCAAATCCTGAATTTGAACTTCCAATCTTGAAATTTCTCTGGAGAGGGATTCTATTTTTTTCGTCATATCCTCGATGATTTGATGATAAATTTTGATTGATTTTTCAAGATTGGCAAGTCTATCTTTTTCAAGTTTAACTTGAGTTTTTTTATAACCAATAAAATATGCAACGATAGAAGGAACTATCATCATTAATAGTTCTTTCATATTACATACAATCCATTCCTGGAGGGTTTTGATTTTGTAAGTCAGAGTATCCTTGGATACCTGCGTTCATCATATTAGCTTCACTATAACCTTTACGTGTTACATAAGCAAGATATAATCCATTTGAATAGCCCTGCTTTCTGTCTGGAAGCATCCCGTCCAAAGTAGTTTGGGTCATATACGTTTGGAATTTACCAATACCATAACCAAGAATTAAATAATCTTGCAAACGCATTATATAAAAGTCTGCTCTTTCTTTTTGAATGTTACGAAGATATTTCATCGTTTCAAAGTCTACTGCTTTTGATGACTCACTATCTCCCACCATTATGGCACGATTTAGAGTGCGATAATGCAAATGTGGGATTGCTGTATAATAACTTGCGTGAAGTAATGCAGGTTGTATATATTCGTTTAACAATTCTGATTCATCTGCGTTTAATGTATTATTTGTTGCACCCGATAACATATGTCTATAAAAAAGACCACCTAATATATTTTGAAGTATTGTATCTTGCGCAATCAGAATTTCTGATTTCAACAAATCACTATCTACGTTCTTGTTAATATTTGTGAAGCTCTTTAATTTAATTTCGCTCACTAATAAAGTTGTTGCCATAATTATTCTACTTTTGGTTGTTCTGTTATATTACCAACCTCATAGATTGATAATGGTTTAATTTCAAATGTTGTTTGTTTACCAGTATATAAAGACATCAACTTATTAAAAACTGGCATCATTTTATTCTGGTACGGCAGGATTACGGATTTTCTAAAGAACTCACTGTGGTTAATGATGTCACTCTGACTGCCCAATTTACCTGCTTGTGCAATACCGAATAATTCACCACTGCTAACTCTATGTCCTGATAATATACTTCTGATGATGTCTTCGTAAACTACTGAATAATAATTATCATTTTCATTTCTTGGTATCATTGTAATTTGTGGTGCAAGTTCTGCTGATTCATTAAATGAAACAATTGCTTGGCCAGCGCCATCGCTACCGCTATACTGTTCTTCCAAACCTCTAACAATAATTCTTTGCTCCTCAGGTCCAGGGATACCATTATTCATTGATATGAATAAGCTTGGTGACATACCCTTTCTCAAATTGTTTTTATGGAAGTTTTGTATCTCCACGAATATCTCTGTAGCCATTAAACCTCCACTATAATCAGGCACAGGGTAATACGTCATATTTGGCTGATAATCCTTGTGATAATAAATTTGAATTGGGTCATTTTTCTTTGAACCAAATGCACAAATTTCTTGAGGAGGGAATTTTTTTGCTGCAGACCATTGAGGTGAATAAAAATAACTATCAACTTGGTCATTTTCAGGATTTA